CTTCAAAGACTTTAAGCTTCTTAGCAGCTAATTCTTTCTTTGTTGCACCTTTAATATATTGTTTGGCTTGTTCTACTTGAACTGTTTTCCAAACACCATTCTCACAAATCCACTCTGCTCCTTCCATAATGCCTTCAACAAAAGCATCAGGTGCTGAAGGATCTGCTACAATGTCTACTGTAGCAAGATGAAAGTCAGGTTGGACAATACTTATACCGTCTTTACCTTGTGTTAAGGAGCCAACACCTCTCGATGATACCCCTAGCTTTACACCTTCTTCTATAAAATTCTTAGCTATCTTGCCCATTGGTGTATCTAAGATTTTTGCCTCACCTATTACATTATTACCATCCCAGCTAAGACCAGTAATAAGGTGTGATACTTGATTTAAATTTATTGTTGGATTAGGAGGATGTCCTAATTCCCCTAAAGCTCTACGCTCTTTAATAAGTGCTTGGTATCTTTCAACCTCTTTTTCAAGAACAGGTTTTTGATAGATTCGATTGTTTCTATTAGCCTGTTCTGCTTGCATAAAGATACCTTTAATGAAGGTACTCTTTTTACCATTGTCTAATGACTCGGTAATATATTCTACTTCTTGTGTGATTTCTTTAATAAGTTTCATTTTTTTATCTTATTATAGCAAATTGATCGTTAGGTGGGGTAAAACCTTCTGCCTTCGTTAATCCTAAAATAACTGTTCCACCTGACCCGGGAATAGTTACAGAAATATTCGCTGTATTATTTGAAGAATCGGAAAACCCTAACATTTGTGTAAAAGACCAATTATCATTACCTACCAAAATTAAGACATTAGAACTATTTCTTTGGATTAAAGTAGGTGCGGTATCTGGTACAGACCATACTATAGAATTGATATTAACATTAGCATTCGCATAACCTTTAAATGTTTCATCTGCTAACTTTAAATCTGCATTAATATCAATAGTAGCTGTACCATCACCAACAAGCTTTACTATAGCTTGTTGTCTTACTTTTTTAAGAACTGTTTTAGTGATAGGCATTTATCACTTTCCTTTCTTTTTCATTGCTCTCAGCTTTTTAAAGTCCATAGCTGTTAGCTCATCTTTCTCTGGCTCATGTACATCTAATACTTGTTGATTTGGATGTAATTTCTTTTCTATCATAATAGCAATATCTTCAGCAAAAATTTCTTCTACACCATGATCGAATTTTACTGAGTAAACTGCTACCTGTCCATCGTCTGTAGCATCAAAATCTTCTACGGTTACAATACCTTTACCATATACATCAGATTCAATTTCAGTATCAAAGTATAAGTCTTCTCTCATAGCCATTTTAGTAGCAGTGGCATACATAACTTCTTTGCCTCTGCCTGGGTATCTTTTTTCCCAATTAGCTTTCTTCATAGACTTAACATACTTTTCACGCTTCTTCATCTGCGCTGCAGACATCTTTCTGTCGCGCATGGCTTCTAGTATTGTAAAGTAATTTTTCATTCTTCTTCTCTGTTATAAAGGTTGGTTGCGATCTCTTTCTTTCTATCTGTTAAAGCATCAGTAACTTTATTTGCTAATAAAGTATTCATTGTATCCTGTGCTTCTACATTGTTTCCGCTAAGTATATTATCAACCATACTTTTAATTACTTCACTATATTCGTTCATTGTTGCTCCTGATTATCTGTAGGGTCTCCAATATTTATTGGCTCTCCGTGAGCATTAGTTGGAGGACCTTCGCCTTGAATCTGATTAGTCATATTTTCAATATCTTTATCACTCATTCTGAGTACACGCTTCATGATATATTCTTTACTAAAATACATACCAACATATGGTTGCATTTGATTTAGCAAATCAACTCTGTTTCTCATTTCATCAGCATCTTTCAATTCTGAAAAGCGCTGATCCTGAGCGAATCTATAATTAATCTTATCTTTAAAACTATCCCAATCTGCAGAAGTGATAACACCTTTTAAAATTAACTGAGTCTTTAACATATCATTAAATAACTCAGAAAACTTTTTACGAAGTCTTCCTACAAACTTAGCAAATTTTAATTCGTCTCTTGAAATTTCAGCTTCTCTACCGAAGTTAAATCCTCCGGATTGTTGCTGCATTCTAGACAAAGGAACATTTAAAGCTTGATATAATTTATTCTGAAAATAATTAATATCTTCAATCTGACCTAAATTTTCTCCGCCAGGTAAAGTAGATATCTCTGTACCTCTACCGCCCTCACGTCTTGGCAACCAAAAATCTTCGAGCATTGACATAAATTTACGATCATCTCTGATCTCACCTGTTGCTGAATCATAAGTAAGTTTATTTCTAAACTTAGTCATAATATCTTTTAAATATTGTTCAGCTTTGATCTTAGGTAAATTACCTACATCAATATAAAAAATTCTTCTTTCTGGTGCTCTGGATATACGATATATTACCAAAGCATCTTCCATCATTTTAAGTTGATTAACAGGCTTGATTGCCTTATGTAAATAACTTAAAACTACATTCTTTTCTAAATCCATTAAACCAGATGGAACATATGTAACAGAATCAACAGCAATTTTAATTGCTTGATTCGTTGTTGTAGTACTCATAAAGGTATTAGTTTGAAGTAATCCTTTATCATTATATAAAAAGTATTCTTCTATACTTTTAATTACTTCAACACCATTCTTTAATTTTTCTTTTTTGGTGTCTCTAATCTTTTTAATTTTACGAGGGTCAATATTTCTTACTTCAAGTATACCTCGTCTTGGATTCTGTAAATCTACTACCTTTTGATAATAAATTCTACCGTCAATATACCAACGTCTAAAAATATCATATGCTTTAGAGTTGAATTCTAATAGTTTTAGTATATTATCAAATTCATCTACCACCAAATCCTTAAGGTCTTCTGGAAGATCTACATCATCTAAAACAATATCAACAGGAGGTTCATCATCTACTGCTGCAATTGCTTCTGTAACAATCTCATCAATTGCTGTAGAGCAATCTGAATACATAGATGCTTCACGATATCTTGTAATCAATTCTGCTTCGGATTTTGATGTAGCATCCATATCAACAAATGTGCCGAAGTATCCAGCAGTTGTTGACGAAGCTGCTCCATCATCGTTCGAAGGTGCAATAAAGGAGGGTTGTGGATCCTCCTTTTTGCTTAATGTATAACCAAATAATGTAAGCGCCATAATATATTTTCTTTAATTAAACTATGCCTTGAGCAGGGACGTTATTTGTAACGAAATACTGATACATAAACGAAACTTGGAAATTAGAAATCTGGTCATTAGCAGAAAAATCTAAAGCTACAGGACCGATTTCTGTTGGGAATGCCTCTCTCAAAATATATGTTTTCGATACAATACCGTTTCTATCCAATTGCTGAACCGTTAGGTCCGCAATATAACTTGTTGGAATAGTAACTCCTCTCTTATTCTGAAGAGCATCCATACCATTCATCCACTGTTCTAATGCTGTTCTTATAACAAGATCTGCGTCATTTAATACTGTGACTGACCAAGGAGCATATACTCGATCGCCTGCAAAATGTATTTGACGACCTCTGTAAAATACAGTTGCTGGAGGTACACTTGATCCAGGCAATTCTGCAGTAGTTACTAAGAATGAACTGGCTCTAGGATCTCTTGCCCCAACATAAGACGGATAATTTAAAATTACCTGAAACTGATTAGGTCTAGCCCCACCTGCGGTAAGAGCTGATCTAAATCCTTCGATGTTAAACACTGACATTTATTTCTCCTATTATGCGCCAACTTCTTCAAAGCTAATACCAGTTCTGGTAGCTATAAAGTTTAGGGAAATAAAATTGATTGAACGAGCAGGTTTAATGTAAATATCAGCAACAAACTCGTTACGATCAATGACTTCTCCTGTATTATTAGTTTCGTCACATACTACCTTGAAGTCTGTAATGCCTCTACGACCTTGCACATCTCTTAAGAATGGTTCAACTAAATTTCTAAATTGCGCTCTTGTGAATGCATCATTGAATTCAAACAACTGGAACTTTGCTGCAGTTGCAATAGCTTTTTCAAGAACAATAAACAATCTGCGAACGTTTATTCTATCAAATGCGCTAGGCTTGGCTAACATTGTTTTGTCACCAAACAAAACTGTGCCTTGGCCTGGGAAAGATACTACAGGATTCACACCTGCCTTATACAATGTATCTCTCTGTGCTTTGGTTGGAGAATAAGCTAATTTAACAACGTTCTTGATTACACCTCTATTGAAACCAGCAGGTGAGAACCAAGGATCATTTGTAAAGTCTGTTCTTGCACATAAACCTGCCGTATCGCCATTTAAAGGAATCCAACGATATACATCATTATATCTATCGTACTGATACTTCCAACCTGAATCCATAACTGCATAAGATGTATTAAAGTTCAAATTAGTGTTTCTATGATCCACTGCATTAGTAACGGCAGTACCTGTATCTGTTACTCCAACAACATCAGCCAATTCTGGAGATACGAACATTACGCAATCTTTTCTAACTTCTACAACTGCGCTTCTAATATGTTCTGCAACTGTTGAATTAACACTACCTGTAGGAATCAAGCTAATATCTATTTCTTCATCATTAGCAAATAAACTCCAAGAATTATTTAGATCAGCATTTGATAATGATGGTACAGAACCACCTGATAGTGATACTGTTATATTTGATGCAAGATTTCCATAATAAGAATTAGTTGTACCTGCTGTAACAGAGGCACCTGCATTTGTCATCAATGGATGATGGCTGCCCCACCAAATATACTTAGAACTTTGATTGATAACATCTTTGTAAAACAAATTAGTACCATCTGATTTCTTAGCATCACTTGCTTTAGATACAAATGCAAATTTTTCTAATACTGTGGCTTTCGTGCCACTAAACAATCCATCTTCATCAATAATGATAACATGCATTTCGTCATACGCATTAGCATTATATGCGCTAGCAGTTGTGGAAGTACCTGGCTTGCTATCGAACTCTCCGCTGTATTCCCATGTGCTATAAGTATTAGCATCCGCCATACTTACCTTTAGAGAATTACCAAGTGTTCCTGGGAATTTAGCAGCAAATAATACGTTGCCCTGTACTGCAGTAACGCCGGATGAATACGATGCGTCATAAACATCTGAATTTTTAATTGTTAAAACACTAGTAGTAATGATTGCATCATCATTACCCAATACGTTACCCAAATCGGTCAAAGGATAACCAGACACGTTTGCTACGGCATTTCTTGAAATAGAATTAGCAGCTCTAACAACTTGTAGATTATTACCATATGACAAAAAATTCGCAGCAGTGAAGAATGATGTAGCAGTTGTATCATTTGGTTTACCAAATAACTCAACCAGTCTGTTTTCAGATTCAACAGTAGTAACTTTTTCTACAGGGCCCCATTGAAATGCGCCAGCAAATGCGCCAGCAGAAGTAGATACTGCTGGGACTATATTTGTAAAGTCCTTTTCAGTAACTAGTACTCCTGGTGAAAGCTGAAATGCCATGTTCTTCTCCTTATTTTATAGAATATTCATTCTAATTTACTATTTATTTATAAAATATCGCATCTAGACATTTTCAAGCTGTTTTCTTCTAATTTTTTCCATGAGTACTTGAGGATCTTCTCTAAACCAAATATCTGAATCAATAACTTCTGTTTGAATATCGGGAGATATCCCATTATCTATAATACCAAATGGTGTAAGTTCTTCCTCAATAATTTTAGCTTGGTCCTCGAATAATACTTTTCGTAAATTACTATCTGTCAATTCTTTAAAGTACGGATCATTTGCTGCCCACCCCAATAATACTAGTGTCATTACTAAATCATCATGATATCCTTCATCTGCTTTATGCGTTCCTCTTACTTCAATGAATGTAGATATTTCAGAAATAATTTCTGCATCATGTATCAATAACTTATTATTTTCAACTAATCCTTTAAATGCAGTGCATCCAAGGCGTTTAACTAATTTAGTAGTTCTAACACCGAGAGTCGCTCCTTGTGTATAACCTGATGACAAATACTGCCCTGATCTTGAATGTGCTCCAACAAAGAACATATTTTCATATTCAAGATCCATGTATAATGAGTCTGCTACTTGCTGTCCGTTATCATTAATTTCAACAAGTACATATGCCTTGTTAAAGTCTTTAGCTACTTTATGAATAATGTCCGGATATAACAAAGGACTAACTTTATTATTTCTATATTTTGCAACTACGGTATACGGATATTTAGATATATCTGTTACTGTGAAAGCACAATAATCCCCACCAACACCTCTTGATGTGTCTGCTATTAAAGCGTATACGTGCCCAGATTGTGGTTCTTCAAGAACATCCAATCCATCTTTACTATAAACAGGTGTTTTGGCTGACATTCTACCAATAACATCTGGACTAATAAGTGTATTAGAAGAACCAAGAAACTTGCATAATACTTCCTGATTAAACTTAAGTTCACCAAGCATAGCTTTTTGCTCTGCTGCCCATTCTTCAGTTCTACCAGGTATTCTCCAATATGGAATAAACAATGGTACAAAACCATTTAATTTCTGTTCTGCTTCGTTCCAGAACTTCCAGAAATGATTATATCCTAATGGAGTAGAGGTTAAAAGAATCTTTGTAGTTTCACCGGAGGAAATTGTTGGATAAACAGATGTAAAGAATTCATCAGCAACTGTATTTGGAATAATTGCTGCTTCGTCAATGTATAACCAGTTTACAGATTTACCTCGAATACCAGAAGCACTTGTTGCTGCTGTAAATATTCTACAACCATTTTCTAATTCAATATCACCTTTGTTCCATGTCTTTACACCTTGCTGCATCCATATAGGCAAAAGTTCATACATTATCTGATAGCGATAAAGTACTTCTCGAGCAGCGGAGGATTTATTAGCTAGAATAGCAACGGTTTTGTTAGATTGAAATAATGTATACCATAGTATACAAGCAGCTGAAGTGATGGTTTTACCTTGCTGTCTTCCTTCCATCAATATAACTTTACGATTATTAAGAATAATATCTACTTTTTCTTTTTGGCAGTCGTAAAGTTTAAATGGAACTATACCCTTATCGAGAGATATAATTCTACAATAAGTTTCTATAAAATAAATGGGATCTTGACTACAAAGCATCAACTCCTTCACTTGATCTACAGTGAAGGTATGTTGGTAATCTATCGGTTTTAGATTTGGATTACCATTATATGAATGGTCTTCATTGCTCAATTGTTTTGCCGTCGTCTTTGTTGTTTAACATTTTCAACAGTTCTTCTGTTGAACCAGCAAACACTACATTATTTTGAGTTCCTATTTGAGGACTTGTTGCTTCTTTGCCTTTGATATCTTTAACTTGCTTATGAATATTTAAAAGATCTTTGGCAGTATCAGCCATTGTCTTGATTAATTGCCCCGTTACCTCATATGCCCTTGGATGCTCAGAATTTCGAGCAAAATTAATCATGTCATCAAGAGTACCTTCACCTTTTAGAATAAGTTTTCTCAAGGTATCTCTTGCTAAATCATAATCATTCTGCTGATCTAATTCATTATTAGAAATAGCTAACGGTAGATCTTTTGATTTTTCAGCAACAGGCAGATTAAAAAGGTCATTTAATTGTTCTATATTTTTCATCACTACTCATCAAAAGTTTCTAGAAAGTCATAATTTTCACCTGGCTTAGCTGTAGTAGGTGATACTGACGCAGTATAACTAACAAGTTTACCTGTTAAATCTTCTTTCTCATACGTATTAGCGACCGCAGTTCTAATAATACTCTGACGTTCTGCAGGACCAAAGAAGTTCAATTTAAGTGTAAATGTAAAAGTCCAAATTATCATTCGCCTTGTCATGAAGTCTGCTTCATAGTCATCTTCATGATTTATAGTATCTAATATAATAGGCAAATCATGTTTAATATTTAACTCCGGTACTGCTTTTAAAGTTAAATTAAAATCTGGATTAAAAAACGGTAATATCTGTTCTACTATTTGTAAACCATCGTCTTGATTTCTAGTGTACAAATATAACGAAATGCCCATATTATATGGAGCAGGGGCAAACTGTCTAGTTTGCGTAGTCAAAGAAGTATTATTTATTCTGTTCTGTTGAGTCGGGGCAATTTTTCTAGATGGGTCATATGTTATACCTGTCATCTCAAAAGACATACGAGGCAAAACTACTTCTGTTCTAGCATCAGTATCTGGATTAGGCAGCTGTTTTATTCTAGCTAAAAACTTTTGAGTAGGGGCATATGATAAGGGGACTCTTATAGTTTGAATCACTTTCCCTGTAGAATCTTTTCGATCTATGTTTATATTGTTGAACATATTACCGAAAGCTACTATAGATTTTCTTATAGTTCCCCAATAAAATTTTTGATTAAGCATTATCTATTATATACCTCACCAAAAGGATTTCTATCAGTAAAATCTAAAATATCATTTATGCCCTGATCAAAATATTCATTGTCTGCTGCTTTATCTATATCAACAGTTTCATATTCCTCTCTAATTACTACTGATAAAGTTTCATACTCTAATAAGAACTTATAATTATTTTCCAGAAGAATTTCGTAATTTTGAATATCCTGACCAAGTTCAGTAGTAAGATCATCGATCTCATCAATACCAGTATTGAATCTTTCTGAGCTGTACTGCATTAATTCACAGTATAATTTAAATACGTAAAGTTGACCCACTTGAAAAAATGGATCTTTCGTTTCTACTTTCTTTATTTCAAAAAAAGATTTGGTCAAAGGGAAATATATTACATCACCTTCAGCTGGTCTATTAGTTAAAACAGTATCACCAAATTGACCTATCACATTTTCCCATCTTCTTCTGGATACTATAAACGTTGCAGTGTCTCTTATTTCCAAACCAAATTTGGTAAGTAGTTCACCGTCTCCACCAAAACCGTCCACATTTTCCAAATACATTTCTAAAGGCTGAGCATAGGTATACGTATTAAGAACATCTTCATTCAAAATTAAATCTTCGTTCTCTTCCTTACGAGGAATATAATACGTATCAAAACCATAAATTTTAAGACACTCGATAATCAAATCTTCCATCAGTAGACTTTCTGAGCGTCTGCCCATGGGTATACCTGATTGGAAATAAAAGTTGGTAGCCATGTATAACTATTCTATTGACTTTCTATTGACACGGTGTTAGTATTCTCTATGAGCCTAGATGATAAGACTCATTATCCTGTTATGAAAGCAGGTGGTATTTCATATTTGCTTTGCATTTCACTCTCAAGATTAGCAATTTCATCCATTGCTTCTTGATAAATTACTACTCCATTAAGCGTTACACCGCCAGGTAATTGAACTCCAGCAAACTTCTTTAAGTTCTCTCCCCATTGTCTTTTCAATAAAGCAGTAGCATATTTTTTTAAAAACATATCATTGTAAACATCTGTAAATTCATCTGGATCTAATATACGATAACATTCGACGATCATGAATTCACCAACAGATGCATCTGCTTCCCAATCCATATCCACATACAATCTGTTCATATGTCTATTGAATCTAATTGGCTTTTGACCTACAAGTAACTGATTGATTAATTCAAGTTGTGTTTTCACTTGGCTATAGTATATCAAATCAGTTGACATTAAACTATACATATCATTAAGTAAAATTTGGTATCGAATATCAAACATATTCATACCATTTGATCTATTTGAAAACGGAAATACTCTTGTTATACCGATAACAGAATCGGATATATTAAAATACTGATTATCATACACACCTTTCGATACAGGATTAGAGGCAGCTAATGCACCTGAAATACCTGAAGTGGCACCAGTAACAGTTTCCCCTGCAGTAAAAGTTCCTGTTATTTTATATACTTTGATAGATGTAGCACTAGTTAATGATGTGATGATTGCAGTAGCGCCAGAAGATTGTCCTGTTATTTTTTCTCCGACACTAAAACTTAATCCGACCAATGAAGCAAGTGTAATAGTGGATGCAGTAATCTCAGCTTTTACAAAAGTCTGTTCTGTACCATCAAAATGATATTCGCGCCAAAATTGTAACGCGTCATCTATTCTGTCCTCAATTTGGTCATCATCTATGTTTATTTCTATAACAGGATGACCTAATCTTCTTAGACAGTAATCAATTAATGTTTGTCTGCTCGATGGAGCTGTCATTTTTAGCTTCTAATTCCTTGATTTTATCATTGGCAAATTTTAGCTGTGTTTCTAAAACTAAAATCTGATTATTTGTCAAATTTAATTTTTGCATTGTTTTATCTAACAATATTGTTAAAAACTTCTCATTGTCAATATTAATCATATTAGTAAGTGCCTCCATCCAAATGACCAAATACTGGTATACCTGTTGTACTTAATTGTAATACTTGTCCCGATGTTCCTGTAGCGAATCCAAATGATGTAGTTGTGTTTGGAAACATTATACTATTCGCGGTGAGTGTTGCTCTACCTGTACCACCATCTGCTACTGCTATAGGATTTAATAATCCAGAAACATTACCACCTGTTAAATTAGATACCAATGTTCCAATAGAATACCCTGTGCCACTAGTATCGACTACATTAGGTACTGAATCTGGATCACCTTCAAGACCTGTAAATAATTTAAATTTGCCAGAGTCAGATGCGTCTCTAAATAAACCTGCAAATTTTGTACCACTTGAAGTATATACACCGAAGAAACCTAAATCTAACGAATCAGCTGGATTCGTATTGCCCAATTTTAATAATGGGTCTTCCACAACTGTTACTGCAGTATTTAGTGTAGTGACCACACCATTAATAACAAGATTACCGCCTACAGTTAAATTGTCAGTAATTGTTACACTATTAGGTAATCCAAATTGTACTTGATTATTTGTTACAGTAGTTTCAATCTCATTTGCTGTTCCTGCAAATGTTAATGTATCAGTAATTAAACTG